AGGTGGTTGTAGTGGTCCGGGGCCATGAAGATCGTCCGGAACCCCAGCTGGCGGGCGAGCGCCGCCATCGGAGCCAGCTCCTGCTGCTCCAACGACGAGGTACCGGGCCGGGTGTTCACGTCGATCGCATGTCCGGTGTAGTGGAGGCTGGTCTTGCCGTGCCCGGTCATACTCAGCGGCGGGAACGCCGGGTGCTCCGCGACCTTCCCGCCCATCGCCTGCAGCCGGTGGCCCATGTCCACGATCGAGCCCTGGGCGTAAAACCCGACCTCCGGGGCCTTCAGCCGCTTACCGGTCTCGCGCCAGATGTCCAGCGACCGGGCCCGCTTGCGCGGGTGCAGTGGGATGTAGGACTCCCCACCGGTCTCGTCCTCGGCCCAGACCCGCCACGCCCCGGCCTTGGCGATCTGCGCCACGTGCGACTCACGACCACCGAGCAGACCACCCTGGGCCATCTGGATAGCGCCGCCGGAGGTCCGGAACTGGCCGTTGCCGATCGAGATAGGGGCCTTGCCGACCCCCGACAGGACCGGGTTCACGCCCTCGGCCAGCGCCACGCCGTAGTCCGACGCGATCTTCTTCACGACATCTACCCCGATGCCGAGTTCCTTGGCGATCCCCTCCGCTGTCGCCTTACCCTGGGCCGCCCCGATGGCGGCCATGATCCGCATCTGGGTGTCCAGCTCCGCCGCCGCCCCGGCCCCGCCGAGGTGGGCGTCCTCGATCAGCGCCGCCGCCATGCGGTTGAACTCCGCGTCGGTGGCGTCGGCCATCGCAGCGGTGATGTCCGCGCCCTCCCTGCCCATCGCCGCCAGCGTCTGCCCGACCTCCAGGCCGCCACGCTGGGTGACCGCCAGGATGTTTGCGCGCCAGTTCTCCTGGTTCGCGATCTGCTCTTCGAGCTTGGTCGCCATCTCGTCCAGGGAGACCGTGACGTCGCCGACGTAGTCCTCCCAGGAGTCGGAGGCGTCGGCGGTCGAGTCGGCCGTGGCCTGGGCCGCCTCCTGCTCCTTGGCGGTCTTCTCGTCCAGCAGGCCCTTGTAGATCTCCAGCGGCTCGACGAACGACGAGCCGACCTTCGCCAGCTCCTCCCGCCAGGCGGTGATCGCCTCGGTCGCCTCCACGATCTGGGCCTGGGTCATCTCCGTGGCGTCGCCGATCAGCGCCAGCGACCCGGTGGTGGCGTCGATCGCCCCGGGCAGCACGCCCATCTGACCGGCGAACGCCCCGGTGACCTCCGCCAGCCGGATGAAGTTCCACTGGGTCTTGTCCAGCGATCCGGAAAGGTCGATCCCGTTCGCGTCGGCGAACGCCAGCACCTGCTCCTGGGTGATCCCGAACTGGCCGCCCAGCGCTTGGATGTTGGTCTGGGTCCGGGTGGCCGCCGCCTCCATCTTCTCCAGCTCGCTGTTGCTCGCCGCCACGGCTTCCTTCAGCGCCGCCGCCGGGTCGTCCGACTGCCCGAACTCCCAGATCTTCTGGAGCGTCGACCGGCCCTCGTAGTCCTCCAGTTCACCCTGCGCCATCTTCGCCTGGTCCCGCAGGCCCTCGATGGCGGTCGCCTGGGCCGAGATCCGTTCGCCGTTGGTCTCGGCGTCGTTCACCGGCTCCAGCAGCTTCTCGATCGAACCTCGCGCGTCCTGCGCCGCGTTGTCCGCGTCCAGGATCGCCTTGACCGCGACCGCGATGGCCGCCACCGCCACGAACGGCGCAGCAGTGGCCAGCAGCGCCCCGAGGGCCGCCCGTGCCGCCCCTGCAGCCGCGACGAACCCGCCGGACATCGTGGCCTGCAGAGTGGCCATCGCGCCCAGCGTGTTCGAGAGGAACAGGACGACGGGCGTCCCGATCAGCTGCCAGAACGCGCGCTGGACCCCGGCGACTCCGCCCAGCAGCTGGAACGTGAACGCCGCCGCCAGGGCGAGCGTCAGGTCTTCGTTCTCCGCCAGGAAACCCGTGACCGAGCCCAGCGCCTGGGCCAGGACCGTCAACCCGCCGACGATCACCGTGCCGCCGATCTGGGCCATCCCGCCGACCACCGGGGCGACCGCCCCAGCCAGCGCTACCGCAATCTCCCAGATGTTGCCGAGTGCGTCGGCCGTGCCGTCCAGCAGCGGGTCCAGCCCGTCGAACTCGCCCAGCTTCTCGACGGCGGACCCGGCGCCGTCCAGGATCCCGGTCAGGCCCTGCACCATCGCCCGCAGCGGGCCCTGCGCCCCGGAACCGATCCGGATCAGCAGCGTGTCGAACGACCCACCCAGCCGCTCCAGGTCACCGGCGAGGTTGTCGGTCAGTTCGGCGGCGGTCTTGGCCGCGTAGCCCTGGTCGTTGACTGCGGTGGTCCAGCCTGCGATCCCGGACTGGCCCTCCTTGTACAGCACGTTCGCCGCGCGGACCGCGTCGGCACCGAAGATGACCGCCATGGCGGCGTTCCGCTGCTCGTCGGTCATCCCACCCATGGTGGACTGCAGGTTCCCGGCGATCTGGTCCATGCCCAGCATCTCGCCGTTGGCGTCGTAGACCTCCAGACCCAGGCTGTCCATCAGCTTCTGGGCCTTGTCGGTCGGTGCCTGCAGCATCTGCAGCATCGTCTTCAGCGAGGTACCGGCGTCGGAGCCGATCAACCCGGCGGAGGCGAACGCCGCCAGCGTGCCGGTGGTCTCCTCGATGTTCATCCCGGCGGAGCTGGCGAGCAGACCGGCCTGCCCCAGCGCCGCGCCGAGGTCCCCGACCGAGCCCATCGCCTTGCCCGCACCGGCGGCCAGCAGGTCCGCCACGTGCGGGAGGTCCTTGCCCGCCAGGTTGAACTGGGTCATCGCGATGCTGGACAGCCCAGCTGCCTCGGCGACGTCGATCTGTCCGGCCGCCGCCAGGTTCAACGCGCCCTTCAGACCGCCACCCAGGATGTCGGCCGACGATACCCCGGCCTTGCCCATCTCGGTGATCGCCTCGGCGGCCTCACTGGCGGAATACTGCGAGTCCGCCCCGGCCTTCATGGCGGCCTCGCGGAGCGTGTTCAGCTCCGCCCCGGCGGTCTGGGTGGCGGAGGCGGCGGCCGACATCGCCTTGTCGAACTGGGCGGCCTTGCTGACCGCCAGCCCGTAGGCCCCGACCAGTGCAGCTGCGCCGGTCGCCAGGCCGACGATCCCGGCCTTGGCGAGGGTCGAGGTGCGGGCGACCTCAGCGTTGGACCGGGTCGCCCGCCGTTCGAAGTTGTCGATGTCCCGGGTGGCTCCGGCGAGCGTCGAGCGCAGACTCGTCGCGTTACCGGTCAGGAGGACCTGGAGCACCCGGTTCATCTATCTACCCCTCGTTGTCGTCATCCAGCAGTTCCGCGACCTGTCGGGGCAACAGGTAGGTCTTCAGGCCGGGCACGCCCTCCGGCGGAAGGTTGTGCTTCTCGTTCTCCAGGTTCTCGCAACCGGGGCAGACCCGCGCGTGGGCGACGTACGCGAACCTGTCCCGGCCCCACTCATCTTCGAAGGTGCCGCAGCTGGAGCAGCGCTCGCGGTCCATCCGTTTCCAGGCCAGGGCCAGTTCACGGTCGCGCTCCTCCCACTGCGGTTCGCCCGGGCCGACTACCCGGCCGAGGAAACTGGAGTGCGGGATACCGAGTGGTACGCAATACTCCAGCTCCTCGACGAGTTCGGGGTCGGCCCGGATCAGAAAGCCAGGTTCGCCACCCGGCGGGACTCGTTCGCCTGCAGGACCATCTGGGCGAGCCGGGCGCACTCCTCCTCGTTCCAGTCCTCCGAGTCCCAGATCGCCTGCGCCTGCTCGACGGTCATCTTGGGGGACTCACAGGAGGCGGCGAGGGCCGCCACCGGGAACGTGTCGGGGTTGAAGGTCAGGACCGGGGCCTCCTCGCCCTCCTTGACCTGGGCGGCGAGCTTGGCCTTCTGCGCCTCGGTCGGCGGGTGGGCCTCCTTCAGCTTCTCCCACGCGCCCCGGCCGATCGATCGGACCACGACCTCCACCACGCCCTCGGCGTTGCGGACGGCGTCGCGGGCTTCGTCGGCGGCCTTCTGCGCCCGGGCGACCCGGGCCTCCCCGGCCTCGGACCCGTCGTTGAGGGTGCGGGCCCGAGCCAGGGCCTGCTTGGCGGTCTCCAGGGCGATCGCCTCCTCCTCCGGGACGCCGAACATCTCCCGGACGGTGACGGGGGCCTTCGCGCTGAGCAGGTGATCGGCGGTGGGCGCGGGTCGGGCGGTACGTCGTGCTGCCATGGTGTCCTGTTTCCTCTCGGGGCGGTCGAACAGATCGAGGGCCTGACCTGCGACGATTCGCGCGTCGTAGGCCAGACCCTCGTCTGACTAGCGGAGTGCAGGGTGTTGCGGTTCCTCTTGGCGGAGGAGCCCCTACCTTACATCAGGTGGGGATGACGCCCGCCTGGTTCGGGGCGGCGACGACGGCGAAGGTGCAGACCGCCTGGGCCGCCGAGGCGTCCAGCGTCCACTGGTCGTTGAAGCCCGTGGACTTCACCTTCCAGACCTCGCAGCGCTTGGTGCTGATCTTGCCGTAGGGCATGAGCACGACCGAGACGGCCGCGCCCTTGACCAGCAGGGTCCGCAGGACGTTCAGCGTGTCGTCGTCGTAGAACGTCATGCTGCAGTCCTCGGCCGCGTCCTCGCCCTCGATCTGGCTGTTGAAGGCCGTACCGAGGTCGGGGGTCGGGATCGGGGAGTTGGTGATGCCGAAGCCCGAGATCGCGGCGAGGTCGCCGGAGACGTCGGTTCCGGCGGTCAGCTCGGCCGAGGTCGGGCTCGCACCGACGACCGCCGGGACGATGTAGACCTTGGACTTGCCACGGCGGAAGAACCTCACGCCTGGACCTCCGTCTCAGCAGCGGTGGCGGCCTTCTGCGCCGCCTTGGTCACGGTGGAGCGGTTCTTGCCTGCCGTCTCGGCGGCGGCGACCTGCTCCGCCACCTCCGGGTTCGACTCGACGACCGCCACCAGCTCGGCGGCGGTCGCGTTGGCGACGACCTCGGTCAGTGCGTCGGTCTGGGCGTCAGCCGTCTCCTCGGCGGCGAGCGCCTCGGGGGAGGTGGGGGCCAGGTTCGCCTGGAGCTTCTCCGGGTTGGAGGCGAGCAGGCGGACCTGCTCCGCGACCGTGAGCGAGGGCGTCGCGTTGCTCGGGGACTCGGCGGGGGCGTCGCCGTTGATCACCCAGCCCTTGGCCTTGTAGTAGGTCTCGAACGCCTCCAGCGACGTACGAGCCCCCTCGAAGTCCTCGGGCTGGGACTCGTGCCTGATCGTGACGAACTCTGCCACGCTGGGTGTCCCTTCAGTTTGACGGTGTCAACGCCAGGGTGTAGCGGTGACTTGCCGTGAAGATCGTGCCGGATGGTGCCTTCTCAACGTCAACACCGCCAGGGGTGTCGGAAGGCAGTCTATCCGCCCAAACGAAACCCGGCACGACTTCAAGGTCGTGAAGAAACGCGCCCTCGCGATCCCGACCGAGGACCAGCTCCCGCAGCTCGTCCCGGCCCTTCTCCACCTGATCCATTCGGGAACCGACCACATCCACCTGGTAGACGTACCAGGCATCAGCGTCCGGAGCGACCAGAGGCGGCCCGTCGTACCGGCCGCCGTCGATCGAGTTCAGGACTGCCAGCGGCAGCGCCGGAGTATCCGGGATGAACCCCGAGTAGACCTTCATCGACGGGTGGCGGCCCAGTAGCTCCTTGAACGCGAGGGTCACCAGCTGGCGGGGCGCAGGCATTAGCGAACTCCGAATGTGATCGAACCGTCTAGTGAGCTGATGCTCTTGGCCAGGGCGTCCATCGCCTGCAGATACGGTGGGGTCACCGTGTCCATCGCCGGGCCCAGGTGCGGGTAAGGCTGCTGGTGGTACATCCGGCCCAGCGAGTCCCGGCCGTAGAAGCCCATCTCCAGACGCCGGGCCTGCGGCCGGTTGGTCCCCACGACCCAGCCGTTCTTGATCCGACGGCGGGTCCAGGACCGGCGGTAGTCGCCGGTCGGCGCGTTCGGCCCGGGGCGGCCGGAGGCGTTCCGCTTGATCTGGGTAAGCAGCATCGCGGAGGTGTAGTCCAGGATCTGGTCGACCGCGCCCTCGACCGCCATCGAAGCGCCGGACAGACCGGCCGACAGCGATCCCGCGCCGTTGACCGAGATCACGTAGTCTACCGCCACGGCTTGGCCGTCTCCACGATCACCAGGCGGCGGGAGACGGCGAACGTCCCACCCCGGACCTGGTCCACCCGGAACCACCGGTCCTGGGCACCGGGGTCCCGGGTGTCCACGGTCTCGAAGATGTCTCCCTCGTCGGGGACGATGCGCATCGGGACCGATGCGGCAGCGCCGTCCTCAGCTGCTTCGCTGATCTTCACCGTGGCGGGTCCGTCGTAGTACGGGTGCTTCGGCCCGGTATCGAGGTCGAGGTTCCCTGGGTCCGGTGCCATGGTGTCGTCTTCGACCCCGCCCGGGTTGTGGTATAGCCGGACGCGGTCGGTCATCAGTCGTTCTACCGACGCCTGCGCCGGACCCAGGTTGACCATCAGTCCTTCGCCCACTCCTTCAAGACGGCGACGAACGCCTCACCGACATTGGCGGGCCCACCGTCGAGCCCGTTCATGGCCGCCAGGGCGGCCTGCTCTAGCTCGCCGGGGTCGATGGACCCCAGGAACTCCGCGAGGCCCTCGGCGGGGCTCCCGGAGGTCGGAGACACCACCTGGATGTCCACCCCCTCCAGGTCCAGCTCGGCCTCCGCCATCAGGTGGAGGGTGACGTGGGCCAGCGGTTCGGCGGAGATACGGGCGACCTGGACCCCGGCGATGGCCGAGGTGACGTCGTGGCCGTTGATCTCGATCAAGTTGTCGCTGCTGGCGACACCGGGGGCGAGGACGATCTTGACTCGGGGCAGTGGCATGCCCCGGATTTTACCGCCGACGCTTGCGCCGGGCGTCCCTTCGCTCCTGCTCCGCCGCCCGGAGCTTGTCCATCGTGGTCCGGCCGACCACCAGCTCCGCCACCCCCGCCGGGGTCCGCTTGGGTACCACCACGAACTGCTGGCTTTTCGGGTCGTCGAGTCGACTCATGTCTGGACCACTCCTCCGTTGTGCTGGTTCCACAGCTGGCCGATCGTCTTGGCCCACTTCACCCGAGACGGCCCGCCCATGTTCGTGACCTGGCCATTCCGGAACGTCATACCCTGGATCGGATTCAAGGTGGTCCCGTCGGCGAACTCGATCGTCCCCGACTCGGTAACGCCGGTGAGCTCGACCTTCGGCGAACTGGCGACATTCGGCGGGCGCTTCGGGATGTCGAACGGGAGCTTGCTGTACTTGTCCACCGGGCCGACGACCTGGACGACCTCCACCAGGTCCCCGCCCGGCTTGGCCTCCACCACCGGCGGCGGCAGCTGGGACGGGTACAGCGACCTGTCCGGAGCTTCGGTGATCTTCGCGGTCCGCCGCAGCAGTGGCGGTTCCTCGGTGCCCGTCCCCGGGGTCTTCTTGCCCCGCTCCAGCGACTCGGCCGCCTTGCTCGGGTCGTAGTCGTAAGTGTCGTCCTGGTGCACCACCCGGGCGTAGATCCTCGCCAGCGAGGCACTACTGCCGACCCCGGCGTCCTCCACCTTGTAGATCTCCAGCCGGGTACCCCGGTCCAGCAGCAGCTCAGCCTCGCCCGGCGAGTTGGAATGCGGCTCGACCCAGGCCCCCCGGTAGCCCTCGGGGACGTCGATCACGATGTCCACCTCAGCCGCGAACCCGCCGTTCGGGTTAACCGAGGTGGACATGAAGCCTCGGTCTTCGAAGGTGTTGCCGACCATGGCCCGCAGGAACGACATCTGACCGTCGTAGTCGTCGAAGCCCTGGTAATCCAGGTCGGTGATCGCCTTGTACCCGAAGGTGTCCAGGTCCACCCCTCGCATGACCCGGGTCGACCGGGGCAGCGGTCGCATCGCCGCCCGGAGCGCGGTGGTCTGGGCGTTGTCCTTCGCACCCTTCCGGAGTCGGGTGTTGATCGCCTTGTCCGACCCCCGGCTGTACGCCTTCACCGCCGCCAGCTGAGCTGGGGTAAGGTCGTCCTCGCCCCAGACCTCGTTGAACTGGCGGATCACCTCCTGGCCCCGGGCGGACACGCTGTCGGCGTCGACCGGGACCGTCGGCTGCCAGAACGTGTCGGCGTCGGTCCTCGGGTAGCTCGGGACGATGTCGGTCTTCGCCGTGCCGGGGGTCAGGTCGATCGGATCCGGCATCCGGCCACCGTCGACCAGGTACCGGACAACCCGCTTCTCGTTGTGGCGGCCCAGCGCGTGCATCGCCGCCGACAGGTCGTCGCCGTTACCGACCCGGGCGCTGGTCTCCTGTACCCAGACCAGCAGGTCGTATTCGGACGCCAGGTCCGGGTCGAAGTCGGCAGCGGCCAGTCGGTCGGTGATCAGCTTCTGAGTGCGAGGGTTCAGCTTGAACTGACTGGCCTTCAGCCGCTTGTCGATCTTGGCGACCTGGAACAGGTAATCCGGGTAGACGAACTCGCCGTTGGTCGGGGTCGGGTCCGGCAGCGACGCGGCCTGCTGGGCGGCCTCGGACTTGGCCTTCTTCGCAGCTGCCTTGGCGGCCCGCTCCGCCGCGTCCTTAGCCTTCTGCTCCTGGATCACCTGGGCGTACTTGGCGAGGGTGGCCTTCCGTTCCGCCTCAGCCTGGGCGATGTTGGCCGCCACTTGCTCCCTGGTCAGGACCGGCCCGCCACCACCGATCGGCCCCATCTTGAACGTCTGGACGCCGTTGACCACCGAGCCCGGAGTCTGCGCCGGTGGGGTGTTGTTCGCGGCTTTCTTGGCGATATCGGCGTTGGTCTTCACCTGGGGCTTGGGGGCTCCACGGACCGACTTGTCGATACCGAGGTCCGGCCGGGGGCCGACCGCTCGGCGGCAGTTTGGGTGGGCGATCGGGTAGGCGAGTGCCTCTTCGCGCGAGACGACCTTCCCGTGCGCCCGCTCCGGGTCCTTGTGGTTCTTCCACCCGCAGGTCTGGCCGTCGAAGATCTCCCACCACAGGCACCCCGCGTCCTCCGAACCCTGGATCGCACCCTGGTTCAACGCCAGCGCGGTCGAGGTGCGGATCGCCATCCGGGCGTAGGACTCCAGGCCGACCTTCGCCCCGTTGGCGTAGGTCACCGCGTGGATACCGGACTGCCGGAGGATCCGCGCCATCTCGGTCCCCGCTTGCTTCGCGGTCTTCCCGTCGATGGCGGTCTTCAAACCAGCATCCCGGCCGATCTTCCGGATCAGCTGCTTGGTGGTCTGGTCGACGTGGGCGGTAGCCTCCAGCAGCTCCCGCTCCAGGCCGTTCGCCAGCTTCTCCGCCGCCTCGATGTTCGGCTGGACGTACGCCAGCGCCTCCGGGTCCACAGCCTTAGCGGCCCGGATCGAGGCTGCGGTGAAGATCCCGCCGTGCTTCTGGCTGGCGTACTCGCGGGCCTTGCCGTCCAGTTCCATCAGTTCCCGGCTGACCATGGCGGACAGTTCGTTCAGCCGGGCTTTCTTCCGCGCCTGCAGCGGGTCGTCGCCCAGGGCGAGCTGGGCGTCGTTGATCCGCTTCCACGCCTCGCCGTAGGCGTCGGCCAACGCCTCGGACGCCTGCTTCTGCGAGGCGGGAAGACGGATCGGCTCGGTCACCGGCCCCGGCGACCCTGCCGCCACGCGCTACGGCGGACCGTGCGCTCCTCGGTGTCCATCGCCCGCTCGTCGGGGCGGGAGAACTTCGAGCGGGCGATGTTGACGAACGCCTGGGCGGTCGTCGCGTTCACACCGAGCCGGGCCTCCAGCGCCTTCTGCTGGGCGGTCGCGTCCTGGCTGTACTCGCCGGGGATGCTGAACGTGGTGGGACCGGCGTTGATGTCGGCCAGCCGGATCCGGAGCACCTCTGTGATCACGGCGTCGAGGTCACCCTCCAGCCGGACGTACCGGGCCGTCAGATTCTCGAAGTCGAGGGTGGTGCCCAGCTCCGCCTGGAGCTGGGCCACCTGCGTCTCGTCGAACGGGTGGAGCGGAGCGGTCACGCCCGGGCGGCCTTCAGCTTCGCCACGAGCGCGTCCTTGCGGTCACCGGAGGTGTACAGCGGCTCGCCACCCTCGGGGACCAGCTTGTCCAGCTCCTCGCGAAGCTCGGGGACCGTCAGCCCCGACACCCCGTCGTCGCCCTCCGTGGTACCTCCCTGGTCTTCGGAGTCCTCGGGGGTGCCCTCGTACCCCACGGTCAGGTGGGACAGCTCCGAAGGCAGCTCGTCGCCGGGGGCGTACTCCTCGCCGCCGTAGTACACGTACGCGTCGCCAGCCAGCTTGCCCATGCTCACTCCTCGGTCAGGGTCGGGACACGGATCGGGCCCCGACCCGGAGTTTAGTCCAGGTCGGGGCCCGACGGCCGCGCTTCAGATCAGGTGAGGACCTG